AGCGCTGAACGCCTGGGCTTTGACGCGATAGACCTCCACCTTGGTCGCTTCGGCCTGCACGCCTGCCTTGTAGGCCTCCACCTTGGATGTCTCCGCGTTGACCTGGGCGACGTAGGCTTTGATCTGCTCGCCAGCGGCGCCGATCCGCGCCTGTTCCAGCTGGATGAGCGTGTTGGCTGCGCCGACCTGGGCCTTGTAGATTTCCACCTGGGACAGCCCCGCCTCGATCTGGGCCTTGTACTGCTGCACCAGCGCCTGATTCACCTGTGCCTTGGTTTCTTCGGCCTGCAGTTCTGCCTTGTAGACCTCGACCTTGGACAGCTCGGCGTCCATGATGGTCTTGTAGGCGGTTGCGTAGGTGTTGTACGCGGACAGCAGGGCCTTGAACTGCTCGACCTGCGCGTTGTAGATCTGCACGGCGTTGTCGGCCGTGGTCTTCGCCGTCTCAAACGTCAGCTGCTCCAGCTTGAAGCTGTAGTCGATGAGCTGGCCTTCGAGCTGCATGCCCGAGGCGATGGTCTGTTTCAGGTTCTCCTGCTCCAGCTCGGCTTGCTTGATGCTGATGTCGCGCGACAGGCCTGAGAGCTTGTCGTAGTAGTTCTGCTGGGCTTCGCGCAGCTGCGCGGCCAGCGCGCCGCTGGGCAGCTGGAACCCCATGGCCTCACTGGCGCGCATGATCTCGGCTTCGTTGCCTAGAGCCACCTGGGTTTCGCGGCTGCGGGCGCGGTCCCAGATGGCATGCTCGACGGCGGTCGGCAGTCCGGTACCGCCCGCCATGCGCTGCGTCAGCACCGATTTCAGCGTGTCCAGGAGGGCGGAGGCGTACTGCGGACCGGCAATGTAGCTGTAGGGGGTGGGCGCCACCAGTTCAAGCGTCGGGATGTCCGTCAGCTTGTCCAGATAGTCCTGGTGCAGATCCACACCGCCGAACGTGGGGGTGCTCAGCGACAGGTACGACGGCACGGCCACGGCCGGGAGGGTCGGGGCATCTGGCACGGTCACGTCGTTCACATCAGGGATGACCGGCGCCACTCCGTACGACAGCGTCGGGGCGGTCGGCAGGTCCAACGTGGGCGAGTCCTCGGTGAAGTCCGCGATGTTGATGACCGGCTCCGCCAAAGCCCACTCACCAGGCGCGGTTGGAGCAACAAACGCGATGGTGGGCATCGTCGGCACGGTGGGCAGGCCAGGCAGCGAAGGCGCTGCCAGGCTGTTCCACGTCACGCTGACGGTCGGCGGCGCGTAGACGCTGGATGACAGCGCGGAAGCAAAGCCATCGAGCTGCTGCTGCGCGTTTTGGGCATAGTCCTGCGCGAGGGCGAACGATTGATTGACGAGTTCTGCTGCGGATGCCATGGTTAAACCCTCCGGGTCTTGGATTCGGCGACCAGCACCTCTATGCGGTCGAGTTGGAAATGCGCGCCATCGGTGTTGCTGTACCCGAAGGCAAGGTAGTTCTCGCGGATGCCCTGCCCCGGCTTGCAGCGCGACTCGCCCGTCGGGCGTACAGGGAACTGGTAGCTGTAGCTGTCTTCCTCGCCGGTCACAGTCAGGGTGCTGGTGCCTTCGCCCTTGAGCGAGAAGTACACCATCTGCGCGGTCTTTTTGAGCGACCCGCCCCATAGCTGCTTGCCGGTGGTGACCTGGGCCACGATAGGCTGACCCGCGTCCGTATCCCCGCCCAGCGTGAACAGGCCGGTGACCGAACCGGCGTGCGTTGGCGTGATGGACTGGAATCCGAACCCGGTGTACTCGGTGACGGCGCCCGTGAGAGTGTTGAATGCAATGGTGTTCATGGTCATACCCGGTTGATCTTGATCTTTCGCTGTGTTGGGTCAGTCGGCCGCGTCTTGCGCACTGCTGGCTTCACCGTGGTGTCCATCTCTCCCAGGAGACCCGCCGACCAGTCCACAAACACTCCGTCCAGGATCTCGACGGTGAACACCTTGTTGATGAAGTCGTTACGGAATTCCGGAAGCCACTCGTAAGAGCCGTCGTTGGCGCCCGTCAGGCTGACACCGGCCTGCACCATGTCGAGTAGCCAGGTCGCCCCCGAGAGTTCGCTGATCTTGAAAGTTCGGCTGTACCGCAGCCCGGTGGTTGTCTTGTGGTGCGGGTACTCCCGACCGTTCTCCACGCGGGAGAACTCGATGTTCTTGCCGCTGGAGATTCCGGCGAAGCCCCCGAGCGTCTCGACATCCTGCGCCGCGAAGTGCGGGTTCGTGTCCTGCGTGGTCCCGATGTTCTGCAGCTGCTTGAACGAGGCCACGGTCGGGTTGACCTGCGGCGCCGTGTAGACCGTGATGGCATTGATCGGGTCGTACATGGCGGTGCTCGGCCAGAGGTACACGTTCGGATACAGCGTCTTAAAGGCCTCAAAGGGTTCGCGCGTGCATTCCCCGAACAGCAGCTGCTTGCTGATGACGTTGCCGTTCCAGTTGGCCTCAAAGCTGATGGTGTACGTGTAGTTGCCCGGGGTGGAGAGCGCCACCTTTCCGGGGATAGTCGAGCCCACAGGCTCAGTCCACCGTGCGCCCGAGCATGTAACCCGCACCTTGATGGCGGCAAGGAAGCGGCTCTTGTGGTCGTAGTCGATGACAAATCGGCTGGTGTAGTCGTAGTCCAGCGTGTTCTGCCGCGGCTCTTCCGTTTTTTCTGCGGGCTTCGCGTTGTCCTCGATGTACTGGTCCCTTATGCCCGCCCAACGGGGGTTCTGGTCAGAGCTGGTGAGCACACTCGAGTAAATATCGCCACGAACGAAGATGTCCCCCACGCTCCCGCCAATGGGGAACTCGATCTGCGCAGGCATCTCGCCGGGGATATTGATGGAGGCGAAGAGATTCGACGCAAACCAGTACGAGCTGAACTCCCCGGTGAGTTTGCGGTTCTGGATGAACCCGACCATCCCGCCGTCCGCCGTGCCCTCAAAAGTCTTGAGGCGCGTCCACTGGAGGTCGATCTCTGCATGGTTGGTCACGTCCACCACATGCCGGCATTCCCGGCGATCAAGCGAATCCAAGACAATCCCGTACCCGGCCGGCCCGTAGCCCGCAATGGCCGAAGGACCCCACGGCCGGTCCGCGTAGCCATACAGCTGGTCCCCGTACATAAGCGTGCCGTCGATAGGGTATGAGATTTCGTGGGTGTACTTGATTGTTTCGAGCCCATCGCAGTTGAACGCGGACATGATGGGGATCTCAATCGGGGCGCCTTTGTGCGGCTCGATGACGGTCCTCGACGCGCTCCCTCCGGCCGACGTGCGCAAGAGTGAGACAGGTACCGGCGTTTCGTGGACGTTTTGCCGACCGCCAACCGAATACACGTTGTCTGGCGGGTCTGCTTCCCACCCGAGCGGAGTTCTTTTGTAGGTGCCGACCACCCGAGAGTCCGAGCTGCTATAGCTTTGGTGGATGCTGGAGGCTGACAATTTTTCGCCGATGTCATCTACCAGAGTCGAGTAGGCATGGGTCGTGTCGTTGGGGGCTACCGACAACGGGTGCCAGAATTCCGCAGCAGTGATCCCCCCGAGGGAGTAGCTTTCTTTGCCCGTGCGCGTGACCGTCTGCCGGGCCACCGAGAAAATGGTGCTGCTCAGGCCAACGCTCTCTTTCTTCAGGACCTGGAACAGACCGGCGTTGCCACGGTTGTCCATGGTCAGCGGGAACACTGTCACCTCTGTCGGGTTGCCGGTGGTCGCGGTCGTACTGAGCGCGGTTGTGACCAGTGCTGTGTTCTTGACGTTGCGGATGGTCTTGCCGTCCGAAAAGTGCGCCGGGTGGATGCACTGCCACAGAGGTTTGCCGCCATACTTCAACGCAACCGGCTTGGTAGCGCCAACCAGCCCTTGGTGCTGTTTGAAGTCCCAGAGCCCGGCAGGCTTGTCCTCCTCGCCCGTGAGGACGAGCGGGTAGACGTTAATCCCGGCGTCGCCCTGGCGCTCAGGCTTCATGTCCTCTGCGTAGTGCGCCCCGCCCACGATGCCGTTTCTTGCCTGGGCGACGTTGTAGAGGACCTTCTCCTTCCCGACGATCTGCGGGGAGATCCAGCTGCCCTCTACACAGAACCCGTGCGCAAGTTCGACATTCGAGCCGTCGCCGCCGGCGGGCCACACATACACCGTGTCCTGACCGTAGCTCGACACCATGCGGATGCGGGTTCCGTCTGTCAGTGTGCGCTCCTGCACCATGTACGGGATGACGGACACCTTCATCGCGTAGGTCATCAGCTGGTAATGGTGCGCGACCATGCCCATCTGCTGGGGCGAGGGCGACACGCTGTTCATAACGATCATGCGCGGCGGCGCACGCCCGGTGATTGCGTTGCCCTGCAGGTCGGTCCAGTTGTGGTTGCGCAGGTTCATTGCGGAACCGCCAGGTACTGCGGGGCACCATTGACCATGCGGAACGTGGCGGCTACCTCGGTCACGTCCGTGGCGTACCGCCCCTCCGTCATGCGGCTGATACCACCATCGCTGAACCCAGCCACCAGTCCGCGACCGGCGATGCAGACCATGGCCGCGCCCTGCCCGGCGCCCTGCCCGCGCTGCACCAGCTCGCCGCGCACGGACACGCCCGAGCCCAGCACGGTCGGACCGTCGAGCACTTGTACGTAGGTCAGCTTGTCAAACTCGGTTCCGGCCAGAAACGCCAGTTCTTTCGTGGTGCCCACAAAAATTCCGCCGTCCACAGGCTGGATCAGCGTGAGGTCGCCAGAGAACTGCTTGAAGTCCCGGCGCATGTCGCACAGCTCCCAACTGTTGGTCTTGGAGGCATAAAGCACAGGGCCTACGGCGGTCAGCACCCGGCCGCGCCAAAACGCCGTGACCGTGCCCACCGGCATCGGCTGCAGGAAGTCGGTACGGCACGGCAGTACCAGGGCGTCGTTCTTGCCCAGGTAGCTGAAAGCGTCGCCGAAAGTGCTCCCGGCCAGGTACGCCTGGTCGCCGTTTGCGCTGGTCAGGTAGACGTTGATCTTGTGGCCATCCAGCACGGGCAGGCCTGTCAGCAGGATGCCGCCGTCTGGCACAGGCGTGGGGTTGGAGTAGATCGGTCCGCCCTCCAGACCGTCGCACAGGCGGACGTAGGTCAGCTGGTACTGATAGTCGCCGGGGAACAGGTCCCCCGATACAGGCGTCAGCGCGCCCAGGTCGGGGGGAATCGGCACGCCCCAGGCCGTGGCTGCAGCACTGCCCGCGATCCCGTTGATGAGGCCGTTGCTGAACGTGGTGCGGCCGTCCGGCAAGTTGCAGTACCAGACCCGGCTGGGGCCGAGCGACGGATACAGGGTGGTGCGCGAGCCGCCGGCCGCGTCCATGGAGATCAGGTCGCCGCCATCGACCGTGGCCAGCATGAACCCAGCAGCCTGGTGCAGGTTCTTGTGGCATGTGTCCAGCGTCTCGTCGTAGCCTGCCCGGCGGCTGAGGTCGCCAGACAGACCCGCGTCAACGTCCGTGGCAGTAACCAGCGCATCAGGTTCAAGCCGATGGGACGCGAGCACGTTGTTGATGCCCGAGAACTTCTCAAATGTCAGCATGCGCTGCTCCTGGACAGTAGGGGCTTCCCGAAGCGGACGGAAGCGTGCAGGCTCATAGCACGGTACCGCTGCACGCATGCCGGCCCACCGAAATTCCCAGGGCCAGACACGTAGCCCGCCTGGTAGGCGTTGATCTTGTAGGCCGCCGCGCGGCCGAACCGCGCGGACCCGACGATGCTGCGCGCGAGGTAGGTGTTGCTGCGCTCGCAGGTCGGCGTGCCCCACTTCGTTGGGGTGTAGGTGCCCGCCGCCCGTTGGGCCCGCGCCGCCACTGGGGTGCCGAACACGGTACCGGCCAGTCCTGCGGCGCGCTGCGACAGCATCAGCGACGGGGCGCCGAAATACAGCGTCGGGCCAATCGACTGCGCGCCCATCCGGGCCAGGCTGACTGGTGCACCAAACTGCCCTACTGCGTACCCCTGGGCCTCCACGACCACGCTGGTTGCACACGACGGGGTGCCGTAGCTCCCCGACACCACCGGCAGCGCTGCCGCGTATTGGTGGGCGCCGGCGACAGGCGGCACGTATCTCGTCGGTACGCCGATCTTCTGGGCGCCGAACCCGGAAACAACACACGTCTGCGGCACCGGGGTGGAGGGGGTGCCGTGGTTCGTGCTGTAGATGCCCGAAGTGCTCAGGCGGAGACGGCCGGCGGGGGCGCCGAGTGCGGTGGTCTTGAACCCGCTCGCCGAGACGACCGTATGAACCAACGCAAACGCAGCTGGGCTACCGAGGGGCGACGCCGCCGCCGCCTCCACGAAGATCGGGTCGAGTACCAGGGGCCAGACCAGGTTGGCGGCGCTGCCGGACGGCGCGGTGTACGCGCTGGCGCCCACCCACGAAAAGTTCGCGGTGCTCCCTGCAGGGGGCGTGTAGCTCATACCGGGATCACCCCGTTGAGGACGATGGCCTGCAGGCTCTCCCCGGAGGCCGGCAGGGCGACGATGGTGTGGGCGCCGCCATTGTCAGTGGGCATCGAGTATTTCCCGTCCACCGCGCTGCTGGTGACGATCTTGACGAGGCTGTTTGCCGGGCTCCCCGTCGCTTCCTCAACGGCGAAGATAGTCCGTGCGGCGGGCAAGGCAGACGAGTCGGTGACGGTGCCCTGGAGGCGGCCCATGATCTGCACGTAGCCCAGGCACGCAGCGGTGAGGGCCGCCGTGTACCCAGTGACCGCCTGGACGCCAAAGCGCACTGCGGTCACGGACGAGAGATCCTTCGCGTGAAAAAACGCATTCGTGTTGGACGATGCGGTGGCCGGATTCGGTGTGTAGCGCACGCCGTCTGCGCTGGCGATGAGCATGCCGTCCACGGATGGGTTGGCCCCGGTTGACGCCTTCGCGGACAAGGAACCCAGCGTGTTGCCGACGTACACAACGTTCTGGAATGACGCCGGGCTGCGAAGCGAAACCGCCAACACAACACTGCCGCCAGCAAGAAACTCAATGTCGATGCGTGCGTAGTCGCCACCGTACAAGGCGTTCCGGGCCCAAACGCGCCACGGCTCACCCGGAATGAACCGGCTCAGTGTCTTGGTGACAGAGGCCGCGTTGGTCGTACCGGAGGTGAACGCACCAGTGGTGCTGAATTCGGAAAAGCGCTCCGCCCACAGCGGGTGGGACGTAGCCGCAGGGTCGTATCTGTCGATGGAGGTCCCGCTCTGGCTGATCGCAGCGCAGGAAGCCAACCAGGAACGCACGGTCATAGCGCTCGCCGTCCTTTCTAGCCGACCGTCGCCGACACGGCTTCGACGGGGCCGCCCGCCACGACGGCGAGCACGTTCATTACCAGCTTGCCGACGACAGCGGAGCTGCCCGCCTGCGCCGGTAGGCTCAGGTAAACAGTGCCGTCGCTGTTGCAGAACTCGCCGTAGGCTGCGGTACCGGTCGCATCAGCGCTCTCGTCGCGCCCCGAGGCCGTGATCGTGAGCTTCCCCGTCGCACCATTGACCGTTCCGCAGGGCTTCGTCAGTGGGATCTGAGCAAGCAGCACGTCGGCCGCGCTGCGGATCTTGATGCTCCCAGCGAGCGCACCAGAGTCGATCAGGTCACGGAAGGCGGTGTGTGCCGCCACCAGGGCGGCCACGCTGTAAGTCGCTTGTGTTGGGGCGGGCATGGGCGCTCATCACAGGCTGAAGATGCGGTATGCGCCGTTGTCCCACTGCACGGTGATGTCGCCGCCATTCGTTGCCAGCGGAAAGCCGGTGATGGTGTCGATGTAGTGCAGCAGAGGCGATGTGCCCGCGACCCCGGTGTCCTTGTAGATCACCACGCCTTCGAGGGTGTCGCCTGCCGCAACCGTCAGGAAAGTCGCGTCAGCTGCGTCGAAGACACCGTTGGTGATGCTCTTGCCCGTCAGCGTTTGCGGCGTGCCGATCACATGCGCGCTCAGGGACGGGCCGAGGAACTCGTCGTTGGCAAGGTCTTGCGCGTAGTTGTTCTTGACCAGCGCAACTTTGATGGTGTCGGTGAGGTAGTTGACGGCGCCGGAGAGAATCTTCTCTTTGCCTTTGGCGTAGTGGGCGTTGGCCATGGTTGGCTCCTTGATTTTTAGAACACTCGACGGGAGGGGACTTAGGCCAAGATCGCCTCGTTGCGGTGTGCAACGTCCTCGCGCGTGATGCGGCGCATGTCGCTGTCAGGGAGCGGCCCAAAATATGCCGTGAATCCCTCTTCGGCCTTCTGTGCCCGTTCTGGGTCAATCAGCTCAGCGTCTGGCACAGAAAACGCCTTGTGCAGCGCCCACAGCAGCAGGTGCTCGTGGTGCGCGGTGTGAATTTCCGGCGAGGCGGAATCGTCGTCAGGCGACAGCTCTTCAAGCGGGAGCCGGTAGGCCTCAATGGTCAATGTGCCGTCTTCCGCCGGCGTAGGGACGATGCGCACCGTGGTGTCGTTCTGCACCAGGTAGCGCGTGCCGTCCTGCGTGTGTTGCCAGTCGTCGGCGTCGCGCCACTCAGGGTAGTTGGCATCCAGCCACTCACGCGACTTGATCGAGAACTTGCAGGGGCGCCCACCAGGAGCTGCCGGGCGAAAGCCCGTGCGTATCAGCTCGTACACCGCAGGGTGCAGCTTGTAGGTGTGAACCCCTGCCGTGACAGCCACCTCGCAGATGTCGGGGTTGGCATCCTCCGGCAGCAGACGGCCACGCACACAAGCCTGCGCTTGGGCATCGTTGAGCCAGTCCACAATGTCCACGTTGGACCAGAAGTACGGCACCACCTTGTCATCGGCAAGCACGCGAAAGCGCCGGATCAGATCGCCGAGCGTCATCAGTTGAGCCCACCTTGCACCAGCGCCGTGACCTGAAGGCGCAGGTCATCGACCTTGTCCTTCATGTCCAGCTTCGTGCCGTAGTTCGCCTGGGCGAATTCCGACAAGGCGGCCTTGGTCATTTGCGACACCTCCAGCAGCGTGGACTCGATCTGGTCGGCGGCCTTCTTGTCGCGCAGCTGCTGCTCGGTGGCCGCCTGCTTGGCCAGGGCCAATGCCGCAGCGTTGTCGTCCTTGCCATCGTCGCCTTTGGCTGCGGGCTCCTTGCTCGCCTTATCGGCCTTCGCGGCCTTCTTGGCTTCGGCGGGAACACGCTTGAACTCCAGGTAGCGCATCAGCGCCTTGGCGTCCGCTTCGGACACCAGCTTTTCCTCGCCCGGCTCCCAGCGGTTGCGCATGGGGGTACGGTCGGTGTACGGGGCCGTGCCCTCGTAGCGGATCAACT